CTGTTGGAGCAACTGCTGCATCATCTGTTGCTGACCGCCTTCGCCTGCCTGCTTAATCTGACGCAAAAGCTGCTCGGGAATCACCCGCTCAGAAAAATTTCGCTCGTTCATCGCTTCGCCGAGCATGTCGATGATGTTGTCGTACCTGAGCAAGTCGGGCTTTTGCGCCATGAGCGGAGCAACCTGAAGCACGCGGTCGACCAGTTCCATACGCTGTTTCTGGAGCAACGCATCATTGGTTTGCTCCATCGAATACGGCTCGATTTCGAGCATTAAATCGTCAAAATCCACGCCTTTGACATTCGGGGCAACGGTGTAACGCGGCTGATTGACCCCGTCTCGCATTTTGACGCGTGTTAAAACCTGATCCGCAGGCCCGCCGGCAAACACGACTTCCGGTTGCCACGTAATCGCTTCTCGCACACGTTCCACATTCATGCCCGTCTTAAGCGCGAGTTCATCAGCCCGGTTTTCCTCGGGAAGCATCGTCGGGCGAGGCACAAACTGAAGCGCCACGTCTTGCGGCAGGCTCATCACCGCGTTCGGTTCGGTGAAGTAGTACCACGCTGCCGTGTTCAACACACGCTCCGTACAATCGACAAACAAACGCTTGAGCATCCCAATCCGGGTTTCTTCTTGGCTGGCAGCCTGCGATATCGCTGTCGCTGTCGCGTCCTCATTCACATTCCCTCGCGAGTTTTCAATCAACCCAGTGCGTTGGTCGCGCTGCTCTTTTAACCACTGGACGTATTGATATTGAGCGTTGTCCGCACCGCCCATCGTGACTTCCTGAACTGTATCGGCAAGGTCGGTCACGACAAGCACCTGACCATCTTCGCTCTCTTGAATCTTGTGCGCTGTATCATCATTCTTCGCATCAACAAGCACGTTTTTGCGGTAGCGCGATGCTGAGCGAGCGAGCGCCGTAGCGTGCTCGTTTAACTGTTCAATCTGTTCATACACCGCCGTAAAAGGTGACAACGGATATGGATTGTTTGGTACGACGTGATACCCGAATAGCGTATACGGCCCCCACCGTGGCCCGAAAAACGGGTATGGGTCGCGAATCCATCGCGGCTCCGATGGATCACCATTACCGTCGAACGTCACACCCATCGTCAGAATCGCGCCGCTCGCACCGTCCTCGTCGCTCAATTGAAGTTCGGGCACCCACACGTCGTAGCACATTACCTGGTCGTCATGAGGCGAACTCGTCTCGTTGGTCGTCTGCGAGTTCGGCATCCGCCACACATCACCCCATCCTGCGCCCGTGGGCAATTCGGCCACCCTTTGCGTATTAAAGCGAGCATCCTCAATAAGGCTTTCTTTGTCCGACCGCCAAACGTGGCCGGCATATCGCGCCTCGCCGTAGCTATCGCAATCGTGGTCACAAAACCAGCGGTGGGGCGCGACCCGACGTACGTTGGGCCTGAACGGCACCGCCTCATCATTGGCAAGCCTCCCCTCGAAACCGGGATACGGCTCGTAATAACTCATCATGACGCCATAAGTAAATGCCGAATCCACGAAGCAGCGGTCCAACTCACGCCAAAGGTTTACCGAGGTCGTCCACCAATTCAGCGCTGCTTCCAACGCTTGGGGGACGCGATGGTCCACACCACTGCGCCGCGTCGAAGCCGACACTTCCGGGTTGGAGAACACCACTTTCGGGCGGATATTGTTCAGCCACTCCTGCCAATGGTTTTCCGGCCAGTTCTCATCAGGCTCATCCCCAACTTGATATGCTTTACCGTGGTACTGTTGAATCATACGCGCTTGGTGCGAAATTACTGAGTCACGCAGTTTTTCCGCTTGGTTGATTCGTGAATACCATTTGATCGGGTCTAAATCGAGCATCCTTGCTGCTTTCTCTGGTTAAAACGGCTTCGTCGCCATGCGCCGCCGCTTTTCTATCGCTCGCTTATGAATATCGCCGGCACTGCCGGGCTTATGCACGGGTTCCTCTGGCGAAAACTTGGGCATCTCTCGCCTGAGCATCCAAGCGCCAGCCAACGCGATGACACGGTCGCCGTGCGCTTGCATCGCACCCGTCGTCGAATCCTGCATATGGGACGGGCCAATACTTCCATTGTCGAAATGAACGTAGTCCAACAGTTCCATCAAGAGCGGTTCAGACCGTATCGTCACTTCGCCCCGGACAATCGCCTTGTTGAGTTCCAAACACAAAGTGCGCTTCTGGTCGCGGGTCGCACGCCACCCATATGTCTTAGTCCGCTTCTCCGTCCGCTTACCCACTTGACGTTGGTAGTACACGAACGGGTAACTGCCACGCTCAAAATCGTAGTGCATGGCCTCGCCCGGACCAGGGCTCTCCCAACCCGCGAACGCCACACCCACTTGCCCTTTGAACACGTAGCGCCCCGCCGTCATCATCACTTCGGATAAATCCTGTGGCGGCGTGTACGGGTCCACGTATTCAGCAACCTGCTCACCACTGTCTCGGTCCAATGCCACGACAGCCGCGTTCGCTTGCCCATTGCCATAAGCCGGGTCGGCGAACATGACGAAGTTGCGATTCTGGTTCTTCGGCAGCCCGTCCTCATCCAACTCGCACCAGACAAACCACCGCCCTTGGTCGCCGACTTCGACGAAACCCCACTCACCACGCGCATCCTGCGTCAGTTCACAACGCACCGGCTCTTTCGCCTTGTCCTGCTTGTGACGGGTGACAGCAGCGGTATTAAAGAAACTGTCCCCCGACATCACGTGATCAGCGAGAATATTCTGCGCCATATCCTGCGGGCCACGACGCGTTCGCCGCTCATTCTCCAGCCACGGCGTCCACCAGAACCACCTGCCCGCTTCGTTTGTGTACCAACCCTTATCGTCGTACACCCGCTTACGACCGTTCCCCTTCTCCGGGTGATCGTAGTAATACAAACCCACCAGTTTTGGATAGTCGTATTGGATAGCGTTGAAATACTGCTTGGAGTATTCGGTCCCCGCACCGATCGGCGTGGAGTTACCGATACGACAATCCGTCGTATCCGCCGCCGCTTGCCAAGCTTCCGTCGCTTGCGGCATCGCCGCCATCTCGTCGAACAACACAAAGTCACGACGACCACCACGACCAATATGCGCCGTCATCGCCGCGCCCGTGATCGTGCTGTTCGTGCTCGGGTTCGTCAGTTGCAAGTGCTGGTGATGCTTACCCCCTCGGTCCAAAGTCTCCGGCGTGTCCGGCAGCATCCAGTGGGGCATCCAGCGAAGCAAAAATCTCGCTTTGAAAAATAAGGTGTCCGGGTCGCCCGCCTTGTCCACCTTGTCCTCTTTCTCCGAGGCCAAAATCGAGTGCGTGTCGGGATAGAACAGCCACAACCACGTCGCCAAGCTTACAATCAGCCACGAAGCGCCCATATCGCGGCTTTTGTCGATAATCGCGTCGTGGCCCTCCCAAACCGCCTTCACCAACTCGTCCAACGCCGTATCCTGACAGGGCCAGGTGATAAACGCCTGATTCCGGTGCTTCGGCTTCGCCGGCTTGCCCGACTCGTCCACCGTTCGCAGCCGATACGTCCAGCCAAACAGGTTGAGCCAAACAATAATCGACTGCCGACAAGCCTCCGTTAGCTTCTGCTGGTAATCCTCACTACCCTCGCACTCAGCGACGACGCGTTTGCGGAGCTTCAAATTGCGCCGGTAGTCCTTGAAAAGACGAAAACCCGTGACGGGGCAGTGGTACACATCCCCCTCGTATCGGAGCGGGTGAAGCTGCGACGACACTTGCTCGTCGGACCCTTCGGCGACGGGTTGGGACAACGCGGAAACACTCATGCACCCACAGTTTACGACAAGTCGCTATCAACCCCTTTCACAAGTCCGCTTATTGGTATATAATCCGCAGCATCATGGATGACACCACCCTACGCGACGCACTGGACCGGCTCGATGCCAACGAACGCCTGCGCTACCAGGCCAACGAGGCGATGAGAGAGCGAGCCCGCCATTGCAGCCAGACAGCACTCGCCCGTGAAATCGGCGTTTCTGTCCCCTACGTCAACGACTGGATGCACGGCAGGCGGGAATGGCCCGCCCACCGGCTGAGAAAGCTGCATGAACACCTAGCGAAAGGATGACCGCCCCATGACCACCACCCACTTTCACAGCGCCGAACGACTACGCGATACCATCCTCGGGTGGCTCGAAGAACCGCCCGAAATCCCTAGCGACGAGATATGCGGACAGCTCCTTGGCCTACACATGGCCATCGTCGAGAAAGACAATGACCGGCTCAAGCAGTACGTCGGCGGCGACCACAACCCCGAAATCCTCGAACTGCCGTGGAACTACCGCGCCGCCGTGCTGCTCGCCCTCTACACGTTCGACGACTGGGACGAATGGCGCGAACTTATCGAACGGATTACCGCCGAATACGCCGGCGACCACGCCAGACGGGAAATGGTGGACCTCAACGAACGAGTGACGTATCACCTCGAAAACGGAGCGGTTCAGGGGGGAGAGGCCGGCGATGAATGATGGCCCCGCCGAACGACTGCGACAGCGACTTGAAGAAGAATCGGACCAGCCCGGACGCATCAAGGTAGAGCGAGGACCAGACGATCATCCCAACGTGTTTATCATCACTTGGCCCGACGGGCATCGAAGCACCATCAGCGAGGAACAACTGTACCGCCAGTATCCGAAGTCCGCGCCCTACATACTAGGAGACGACAATGAATGAACCACTATCACTCGCCGACCTGCTTGAGCAAAAACGCGTCAAAGCCGCCGACGACCTTCTGCGGAGAAACTGCGAAGCACGGGCCATCGCAGAAGCACAGCACATTGAACAGACCATCCGCGTGTGCCTGAAACCCCGGCCCCGGTGGATACCCAAACGCCTCTACTGGTGGGCCGTGCGGAACCTGATTGAACTGCGGCAAGAAAGGACATGGTAATGCCTGACCAACCACAGCGACGCGTAGGTGTATCCGTCCAAGGCATTACCCGAAATGGCGTGTCATACCTGAAGCTTCGGACGCCCAAACGGTTCGCCGAAACGCCCGCTGAACCCGAGTTTTGGCCGAACGAAGCACAGCTTTGGCAACACCTAGACCATTTAGCCGATGGAGATATCGACAATGAATGACCCCATATCAACCGACAACCTGCTGCGGAGAAACCGTGAAAAACAGCCCATCACCTATCTCACGACGCCCGACGATCTGCTAAACACCGCTGAACAGGCCACCACCGATTGGAATGGGGCCAAAACGCAGTGGG